GTGGATTCCCAGCAATATTACATCCTAATGAAACTGTTATTGATCATAATCAAGGTCAGGGTATGGGTGCTACAGTCAACTTCAATATATCAACAGTAGATGCTGCTGGATTTGACCAGTTGCTAGCATCAAGAAAAGGTTTAATAACATCAATCATAAACAATGCCATGAATAATCAAGGCAAAATGGGAGTAGTCTAATGTCTGGTCAATTTCCTACTAATCCAAATTTTAGATCTTTAAATTTTAAAGATAACAGACCTACTTTGGTAAACCAGACTTTATCTGGTAAAAAACAAGTCAGACAAATAGGATCTCAATATTTTTCTTTTACAGTTTCAATGCCGCCTTTACAACAAGAAAAGGCTCAGGAAATATTTGCATTTTTACAAAAACAAAAAGGTTCTTTTGAGGACTTTACTATTAAAGCACCATTAGATAACTTAGGTGCTGGCAAGTCAGAGACAGATATTCAAGTTGTTGGAAGTCATGTATCTGGTGATGCTTCTATATTAATAGATGGATTTACAGCAAATCAAACAGGTTCCTTAAAAGCTGGTGATTTAATTAAATTTGCTAATCACTCTAAGGTCTACATGGTGCAATCAGATATTGATGCTAATAGTTCTGGTCAACTTACTGTTTTAATATCACCAAACTTAATAACAACTCTTGCAGATAATGAAGCTGTTACTGTAAATAAACCAAGTTTCACTGTTTATTTGGAAAGTGATGAAATTATGAGATCAGATACTATTGGTGGTTTTAGCAGTATTTCATTTGATGTTAGAGAGGTTATTACCTAATGCCAAGAAGTTTATCTACTGCCTTACAAACCCAAGTATCATCAACAGCAACTAAGACAGCTTTCTTAGTTGAGCTTAATTTATCATCTACTATCAGATTAACTGATTGGTATTCTAATGTAACTTATGACTCTAATAGCTATGAAGCTGGTGGTTCTTTTTTACAGGTTGATGCAACAACAGAGACAGGACAATTACAAGTTAATGAGATTGGTATTAGATTATCTAATGTTACGAATCAAATAAGAAGTTTAGTTGAAAATGGTGAATTTACTGATAAAGAAGTAGAAATATATTTAGCATATTTTAATGCAGATGAAACTATAGTTGGTGCTATTAGTTTTTTTAAAGGACAAATTAGAAATGTTGGTATTAACGAAACCATAGATGATTCAACAATTAATTTAACTGTTGCTTCACATTGGGCAAACTGGAATTTAACTAAAGGCAGACATTTTTCTGATGAATCACAACAATCATTTAGTTCAGGTGATAAAGGTATGGAATTTGCAACACAAACTAAAGATGATGTGAGGTGGGGTAAATAATGGGTTTTCTAGCTGGATTATTAACATTCTTAGGAGTTGGGGCTGCTACAGCAGCAACTATAGCTAGTGTTGTTTCTTGGACTGTAACTCTTGCTACTTTAGCAGTTGGTGTTAAGGGTTATAGGCAAATGAAAGATATGCAGGCTCAAGGTCAAGTCATTATGGCTAATAAAACTTCTGCTGGCGGTAAGATTCCTGTTATCTATGGAACTAGAAGAGTTGGTGCTCAGATTATTTACATGGATGTTAACAATAATGATTCAAAAGATTTATACGTTGTTTATGCTTTAGCAATAGGAGAATGTGAAGAAATAATTGGCAGAACTATAGAATTAGATGGTAATAAATTAACTGACTCTGCAAGATTTAGAATTGGTGGTTATATTGGTTCAGATAAAATATCTTCAGGTGCAGGTTCATTAAATACAGCATCGCAAAATGGTGACCCAACTGAAGTTACTGCTGGTGGTTTTGGTACTAATCCTGCTTCAAGATATATGTATGTTATGAATTTACATCATGGAGCTGCATCACAAACAGCAGATCCAATGCTTGTAGCTTCTATGTCTAACTGGACTTCATCACACAAATTAAATGGAATTGCTTATATAGCTGCTCATTATAATTATGATGACAGAGGTATGTGGTCAGGCGTACCACAATTAACAGTACAAGTTCAAGGTAAAAAAGTATATGACCCAAGAGACTCTAGTCAAACATT